GAAAGTGTACCTAAAGACCAACCATATGTCTTTGATTTATTTAAGGGGTATCCTTGGAAAGATAGTGTTGAAACCATTAAAGAATTAAAAGAACCGGATGAAATGCCAGAAGACATTAATCCTCTGGATTATCAAATTGATGAAAAAACCGGAGAAGCTAATGCTGATGTGTTTTTATTTAAAAAGAATGAAACCGTTAATATTAGCGCACGTGAAGCCTATAATCGTTTCATGTATGAGGATTATGTTTTTGAAATTCATGCAAGTTCACCAATGATGTATAAAGGCATGGATTTACACGTAAAGAATTTTTATTTAAAATATCAAAATGCTGTGGACTTCAGCATTTTATCGGTTGAAAATCAATTTAGTATTCCACCTACACTTTTCTTTTTAAGTAAGATGACGTGTAGATTTGAAAACTATCGATTTGTAGAAAAGGGAATTGATATGTGGAAACACGTTGATGTTCTTATTACAACAGACCCCGAAATACTACAATTAGGTGCTCCTTGGGGTAAGAAATTAATAAAGTTGACCAGACCTTATAATGAAAACATTAAATCCGGCTCATTAGAAGTACTTCAAGTAGCGGATTTAATCGATAATAAGGAATTTGAAAAAATAATTAAATATAAAAACAAATAAACAAATGGAAGAACAAGTATTAAATAATGAAGCACAGAAAGCTGAGTTAGAAAAGATTGAAAAGATTAGGGTTTCTCTAAGTAAAATATATGATAAGAAATCTAAGTTTCTTTTCTGTATACCTGAATCACAGAATCCTGCAGCAAGTATATATGAAATTTATTTTCATGCAACAGTTGTTAAAAAAATGGGTTATGAAGTGGTTATTATGGTAGAAAAGGGTGATTATATTGTACCTACATGGGTAGAAAAAGAACTCACCAATCATAAACACATGTCAATGAGTGACCCAAAACTCACTGTCGGACCGGAAGACATCATGGTAATTCCTGAAGTGTATTCAAACATTATGGAACAAACAAAAAATCTTCCATGTTTGAGAATTGGTTTATTACAATCAGTTGACTACATGTTAAATGGTTTAATTCCGGGAAGCGACTGGAAATCGTTTGGTATAAATGATATCATTACCACATCCCCCACACTTAAAGAATGGGTTGAGACATATTACGGTAATAAGTTCAATATCAAAACATATAATGTTGGAATTCCTTCATATTTTCAGAAGTCGGACTTACCACAAAAACCAATTATTTCAGTTGTTGGTAGAAATGCAAATGAGGTTGCAAAAATTGTTAAATTATTTTTCGCAAAATATCCTCAATATAGCTGGGTAACTTTTGACCCCATGCTTACCAAGAGCAAACCGCCACAGCAAATGCGTAGAATTGACTTTGCAAAGAGATTGCAAGGCAATTTTGCTGCAGTCTGGATTGATAGAATTGCAAGTTTAGGTACGTTCCCTCTTGAATGCATGAAATCAGGTGTAATTCCAATCTGTTTAAAACCAGATGTAATGCCGGAATACATGATTGAAAGAGATGAAAATGGCATTCCGGTTAAAGCTGTTGAAGGTGCAGGTGTATGGACTGAAAACTACTATGACCTTCCTATTTTAATTGGAGAGGTTTTGGTTAAATTTCTTGATGATGCAATTCAGCCAGCATTATATGAAACAATGGATAACGTTGCTTCGAAATACACACAAGAAGCCAGCGAAGCAAAACTAATTGAAATATACACAGAGTATATTAACCAGAGAGTCAGCCTTCTTGAAGGTGCAATTGAACCAAAGGTTGAAGAAAAATTATAAGAATTTTAATTAAAAAAGAAATGAATATATCAGTAATAATTCCAGTTCATGAACATAATGATGAGTTATCATTATATTTAGATAAAGCAGTTGAATCAATCGCAAAACAAGAAAATGTCGATGAGTTGCCACAATTAGTTTTGGTATTTTCACCGGAACTTGAAGCAGCAATTGAAGGATTTAAGGATGCTACAATTCGTAAATATCAGGATAAATTTCCTTACACAAAATTTACTCTTGTGAAAAATGAAGGAAAATGTGATTATCAATCACAAGTAAACCTTGCTGTTAAATCAGTAACAACCGATTATTTCTCGGTACTTGAATTTGATGATGAATATAGTAATGCCTATTTTAAGAATGCCAGTAAATATGTTGAAAGTTACCCGGAAGTCGATGTCTTCTTAACTATGATGATTGAAGTAAACGAACAAAACCAAGGTATAAAACTAACAAATGAGACTGTCTGGGCACAACAGTTTGTTGGCGAAAACGGTGAAATGGGATTTTTGAATGTGAATGCACTAAAACAGTATACTGATTTTAAATTAAGTGGTGCTGTGATAAAGAAAAGCGAGTTTGAAAATCTTGGTGGATATAAATCAAACATCAAGCTAACATTCATGTATGAGTTCTTACTCAGGGCATTAAATAATGCATGTAAGATAATGACCATTCCAAAAATTGGTTATAAACATCTTGCGACTCGTGAAGGTAGTTTGTTTAATACATATTTAAAAACAATGCCTGTTAATGAAAGAAAGTTTTGGTTCGAAACCGCAACAAAAGAAGCAAATTTCACAAATGACAGAGTAATAGATATGTCAAGACTTCAACAGTCATAAAAATAATCTAATGTGTTAATTTTATGATACATGAAAGAAGATAATGATATTAATATTCCGTATTTTGCGGAACGTGAAGAACAAGCAGTAATTGATTATATTAATTCTGATTCGGTAGAAGTTAAGAATCAAATATATAATGAAATACTGCTTGAACCCTTCCGTAAAATGATTCAATCTATTTTAAGACGATATCCGATACATATTGGAAATTATGATATGGAAGAGGTTGAGGAAAATGCACTAACTCACCTTATTGAACATATGGTGAAGTTTAATCCTGATAAAATTACAAAATCCGGTGTTAAAACCAAAGCATATAGTTATTGTCAAACCATTATTAGAAACTATTATAAAGACCACAGTAAAAAAAGCTATACCGAAAAAAAGATTAATTTGCCATATGATGATTATATCGATGAGATAAACGAAAACGTTGAGTATTCATATGAAATTGAGACAGAAACACAACACCAACTCGAATTATTAATTAATACTGTAGTGGCAAAAATCGAAGATAAAATAGACAACGACCCAACGATGAAAAAAAATGAAATAATTGTTGGTGATGCAATTGCAAATGTCTTAAAAAATTGGCATCTTTTATTTCAGGAAGATACACCAGATGGTAGATATAATAAAAGAATCACAAATAAGTTCGCTAAAAATAAAATACTGTTGTTTCTAAAAGAACAAACCGGATTAAATACCAAAGAAATCAGAATGGCAATCAAACCATTTAAAGAAATATATTTTGTTGAAAAAATTGGATATCTGGATGATTAAAGAAATTTAATAATTAGTATTTATATGTACTAAAACTATAAATTATTATGCCAAGACCTCAGAGAAAAAAATTAAAGTTCGATGAAGAAAGTGTAAATAAACTTCTTCAGGAAATTTATGATGAAAGTCATAATCAAAAAGCAAAAATTACCAGACTATTTACCAAATGGGAACAAAAGGTTAAAGAAGGTGGTGAGATTGCAGCGATTGGCGACCAGATAGTAAAACTTATTGCTGCTGAAGCCAAGAACCAAGACCAGAAAATCATGTTACTTAAATATCTGAAAGAAGTGGTATTTGAGAACAAAGCAAATACGGGCGGTGGTTTTCAACAGAAAAAAGAAGAGGAAGGACAGGTTTCGTCTGATGATAGAAATGAACTTCTTGATTTTGTACAAAAAGAACTCGAAAAAAAGAACAAAGAAAAAAACCAATAAAATATGGGTTTGATTGATGATAAAAAAAATGTTTTTACTACAATCGGTGCATATACTTCCTTAAAACAAGAAAGAAATTTACCGGATGCAACAAACCTATACCCGTCAGTCAACAATAAAAAGGATGCAATACCTTTTTTACTTGATGTTTTAAAAACCGTTGTTGGTAGCACAGCATTAAAAGATTTGACTGGTGAATTATTTACTAAGTTCGTTGATGGAGTAGAGCCTAAAATGAAAGATGCATTAAAAAATCAAATGATTCAATTTGATGCAGGTAATTTACTCCCTGACGAATTTAAAACAAACGGCTACACTGTTCCGGTTAAAGATATTGATATTTACGGAAAACTAAAAACCAATCCAAATTCGAATACTGGTAGTTTATTATATGGCGTAACCAATAGCTTCGATAGTGTTGCCTATCAAGCAATTGTGAATAATGGAACGGAAACGCCTTATAATAACATGTATATTAAGTATAATTCTGTAACCGATAGTTTCACTTTTAAACCCAAACTTGATGTAACTCCAAACCCGTCTGTTGGTGATTGGATGGGGTCATTTATTGATGATACTGTTCTTATTGATAAAAAGGAGTTTTTAACCAACGTAATGGATGGTATATATGGTAGTGTAGCATCAAATCAAAATAAAACCACAGAAGAATTATATCAGGAACTTCAAATAAAAAAATTAATTGAAAATTTAATCGAAGACAACGATACTTTCGAAATAACACAGGACGAATTTGATGTCTTATTACAAAAGGCAAAAGAATTACAAGAAGGTGTAGTTTATTATGATATGGGTTGTAGAGTTGTGGGTGCAACACTTCCACTGAGTGGAATGACAGCACTAATTCAACAAATATCTGGTTCAACCGATAGTTTTGCTGTTGGAAATGCAGTCGAATCAACAATTGATAGTAGTTTAGTTGATAATTCGGATATTGCCAACGAAAATAAAGAAACAATAAAAGACGGATTTTTTCAAAGACTAATCAGAATTATCCAACAGATGTTGGCTCAAATTCTAACCACATCTCCGCAAATAAGAGCACTTCTTGCTATAAGCAGTGCATTTAAAAACAATAACGTGGTTCAGATTGGTAACCCCAAAGATGATTTGAAAAAATTCAAGGTGTTTTTAAAATGTATAATTAAGGAAGCAATTAAAATGATAAACGAATTTATATTTAATATTGTTGTTTCGTTTTTAATTGCATTGCTTTCACCAATTATTAAAAAAATAATAAGAGAAAAAATAAATCAATACGTAAGTATTTTAAAAAGTTTAATAACGTAAATTATGATAGTAGACCAGAAATTAAACAAGCAGTTTGTTGGAGTATACCTTATCGATGGTAAAATCGATGGCACTCAACTCGCAACAACAAATAAACCAAATTGGTTTAGAAGAATCACAACCAGATTATTCTTGGGTTGGAGATGGATTAGCATTAAAAAATTAAAAGCAACTCCAACAACATTCAAGGAAAGAGTTAAAGCATGGTTCGATGAAAGTATCGAAAGCATCAAAACATGGTTTTTTGAAAGCATCGAAAGTCTTAAAGCATGGTTTTTAAGTGTAATTGAAAACCTAAAAACTCGTATCAATAAGATATTAGACAAAATGAAATTTTGGAAATAATATGGCAATAGATTTTAGTAATATAGATGCTATTATTGGTGGTTTTGATAAAATATTAAAACTTAGTTCAATAGGTGGTCCGCCACCTGTTCCTACACCACTTATATTAATTGGTGCACCAAGACGACCCGGTTTATCACCGACAAAGATAGCGTCACGTATTATTGCCAGAAAATCTGAAGCAGGTTTGCCTGTTGGTGTTTTGCCTTCCGGTAGCGTTAGTCCTGATGAAATTATGGAAAGAATCAGGATTGAAGAAATCGTAAAAGCATTACAACAAGATGCAATTATTAGTGTTGCAATTCCACCGGGAATAACACTAACAGCAGCAGGTATTTCACCAACAGGACCGGTTTCTGTTTTCGGTTCAACAATTACTTTTTCTAAAGGATATGGAGTTATACAATAATGGAAGATTTAACAAAATATAGTCCAACAGAGTTGCTTAAAATAATTAATGATACCAAAGTAAAGCATGATAGGTTAAAACAGGAAATTTTTAATCATCTTACTGAAATTGATAAAATTGAGATTGAGATAAATAAAAAAATTTTAGAATTAACCGAAGAAGAAAAATATTATGTGGAATTGGTTGATGAATTAAATAAAAGATAATGTCATATAATAAACCAATCATACAAACAACTAATCCATTTAAAAAAGATGGTGTGTTTAAGGTTAGTAGAACTATTTACTACGGGCAGGTCGTTTCTATTGAAGATGAAACCGATGGTGGAAGAATTAAGGTTAAAATCCCGGATTTAGATAATAAGGCTGCAACTGAAGACGTACCTTGGTGTTATCCGTTAATGCCTAAATTTTTTCATGTGTTTCCGCAGGTTGGTGAAATGGTAAGAGTTTTTATTGAAGACATTCATTATCCGCAAAGAAGTAGATTTTGGCTTGGTAGTGTTATCTCACAACCACAAAAAATTGGATTTGATAACATATACACCGCATTATCTACAACAAACATGGGACTAACCATCCCAGAACCAGCACCTTCAACATATCCTGAAGCCACTGGTGTATTTCCGCTTAAAACTGATGTAGCTATTGTTGGTAAGGTTAATACCGATGTTATACTGCGCATCAATGAGGTTCATATTCGTGCTGGCAAACATGAAAACGATGATATTTTAAAACTTAATAGAAAAAATCCGGCACAAATTAGCTTGGTTTTTGAACAGGAAAATAAAAGTGGGGAATATAAAAGCAGTTCGATTATTATGGGAGATAAAATTGCTTTGATTTCACATACCGGAGAACCACAATTTAAGGCAGCAGACCTTAATCTCGAAGACAGAGAAAGAATTTTTGATGAAGGACACCCAATTGCAAGGGGTGATGTTCTTGTTGAAGCATTGAATATTCTTAGAAAAGCACTTGTAAACCACATTCATGGTTATTCAAATCTTCCAGCAGATAAAAATTCTGTCATTAATGATTTAGAAAACATTAATTTCGAAGCAATTTTACAAAAAAATATTGTAACTAACTAAAATTTTGTATATTTGCTCACATGAATAACACGATAATACCAAGCGAATTATTTACCGCTTTTAACGATATTACGTTTTACGATGAACCACACAAATATTTTCTTGAAAATCAGGAACTTATTTCTGTTACTACATTAATTCACAAGTATCAAGAAGAATTTAATGAAGACTATTGGTCAAACTATAAAGCCGACCAATTTTTTTTAACACAAAGAGAAATTTTACGTGGATGGAACTTCATTAATAAAAAGGGAACTATTAAAGGTTCTGCAATTCATGATTATGCCGAAAATCTATTTTTAAATAAAAAATACGAATACCCCAAAGACATTATTTTAAATGAATTTGGTTTTGACCCGGTTCACAGGGAATATGATATAACCAAAAAACACGTAAATAAATTTTATGATGATGTTAAGGGTAAATTAATTCCAATTAAAACCGAATTGGTTATTTATGATAAAGAATCATTAATTGCGGGAATGCTTGATATGTTATTTTATAATGTAAAATATAAAGTTTTTCAATTATTTGATTGGAAAACAAATAAAGATTTTACGTTTGAAATGAAAAGTAGACATTTACTTGATGATTTATGTGTGATTGAGGATTGTGATTTGGAAATTTATTCGCTTCAGCTTGGATTATACAAATATATTATTGAGAAAAATACTGGAATAAAACTCGGTAAATCATATCTGGTGTGGTTTTCACATAACAATCCAAATTATCAGATTATTGAAGCAAAGGACAGGTCTGTTTATGTTAAAATGATTGTTAATAACAGAATTCAGGAATTAGCAGCATAAAACAAAAAAGCCACAATAATGTGACTTTTCGTAAATCTCTTTGCGTTTCTTAAAGATTGAGAATACATCTCCAAGGCTGGATTTCAAGTGTGATGTTTGTTAATTCATCATTACCATAATCATTTTCTCCAAAGTCAATTGATGTAATCATACATTGCTCCAAGAACCATTTTTCAACTTCAACTCCCGTTGGGTCTAACGATTTCAACAGAATATTTTTCTTGTATCCTGCTGCGTAACCCATACGACCTGTAAGTGATTCAGCATGTAAACGAACCCATTCCATGAGTTGTTGTGATGTTGAAGGACCGATTGGGTCAAGGAATGTAATTGACATCGAATCCCAAGTATATCTACCTGCGACATAGTTTTTCTCGTTCATGTAGTCAATTTCAACCTTATTAATTTTCATTGAAGGTCTTTTGAATTTCTGAACTTTCCAGACTTCAACGCCTAATTCATCTGCAAATTCTGCGAAGAATCTGTTTGCACGTTTTGGTTCGTATTCGAATGGGATACCCCTAATCATTTCTCCTGCCATTTTATTATCTGTTTTTGTATATGCTTTTTATTTTATAATAAATACTTATGATGTTGAAAACAATTCATTAATTATTCCGGTAATTTACCAGTTCTTCTATAATGTCTCAATTCTGCAACACTTAATTCAGCAATAGTTTTTTTTCTTACTGTTATTTCTTCCTGAATAATTTCTTCAATTTCTTTTTTAAGGTCAACACCAAATTTTTCATCAAGGTCTTTCACATCTTCTTCAAGAAATGTTATTTTAATTGAAGGTACTTCGATTTCACCATCTTCTTCACCGTCATCTTCATAAACTGGAGATTCTATTTCTTCATCAACTTCTGGCATTTCTGCTTTTAGATTAATGCTAATTGGTTCACATTCAACAACCTCTTCTTTTTTTATTTCTGGTTGTTCTTTCACGTTTTGGTTCAGAACAGCCTTTCTATTTCTTTTTGCCATAATTTTTATATAAAATTTAACAATTATTTTTACATAAATACTCATAAATAAAAAAAGACCCACAAATATGTGGGTCTTTAGTAATTAGTGTATTAATTATGCACCTACGTCTGCGAAACTTGCTCCAGAAGGTGTAATTGTAAACGTGATTCCAATAAATTCGAGAGCACGTGTTGGCTTCAAGAATATTTCACCGTATAATTCGTTTCTGTCACGACTTTCTGGTGAATTGTTACTATCGTCCATTTTGATTCTGAACTCCTGTAAACCTCTTTCTCTTTTAATTGTGTCGAGAACCGGAGTTGCTTTTTGTAAGAATTGGTCAATAGTTGCTTGGTCATTTTGTTCAAACACAAGTCTGATTGCGATATTAGCGATAAGAACTTTAATTTGAAGTAAAAGTCTACGAACGTTAATTCTGTTAAGCGCACTTTCTTTAACCTGTAAAGTTTTTTGTCCGAAAATTGCTGTTCCTGCATCTGCAAAGTCAGCCAATGGATTAATTCTACCTGAGTAAAGAATATCACGAGCGTCAAGACTTAATTTATATTTAGATTTTCTTGCAGCAGTTACACCACGAGTTAAACCAGCAGGTGCAAACCAAGGGAATTTTGTGTTATCAGTAAACGCCATCGCTTTCACTACCTCACCTGTTGGTGGAAGATAAACATTAACGTTATTCTGGGTGTCACGCATTTGAATCCAAGGGAAGTAAGTACATGCGTAGCTACTATCGATTTCTGCTGTGTCAAGCAATTCTACGATATCCTGTGCAGCAACAACATCAGATTTGGTTTCACCAATGATTTGCTGAATATTACTATCAGGAGAATCGATTATATATAAAGTATCGGTTCTTTCCTGTTCAAGCATTTCAATTGTGTTCTGAACCAAGATATTCTGGTCACTCCAGTTAATACCGGGAGTTGCAAATAAGTTGATTGTAACTTCTTCTGGGTTTGCGAAAGTATTAATACCTGTTTCCCATGCTTGGAAGTCATTTCTTGGGTTTCCGTTAGGAACAACACCATCATAAATTCCATTTAGACGATAAAGGTCACCATAAGAACGACTTGTTCTGTGAACATCCCAACCATCAAAACCACCAGCAGGTACAAAAGTGAATTTTCTTGTTACCGTTTCAAAATATGGATTTTCTGGGTCAACAACATCTTCGACTGTTCTAAATCTACCAGCACCTACTTCAAATTCGAAGTCATTATATGTTCCGGTAGCACCGCTATCCATGTGGAATCCTTTGCTGTTAACAAAACCACCATAACCATTGAAGTTAAAGAAGTTCTGGTTTACTCCTGAACCAAGTAAACTATTGTCGTCTGCATCATAACCATGTTCAGAAATACCAAGATAAATTTTTCTTGCTCTTTCATCATCATCATATTTGGTTTTGTAGTAGATTTTTGGTGTTACACCACTAAAATCTGAGAAGTCTTTAAAATTGTAACCCTCAAAACCTGCAGGGAATACACCGGGTTCAATCTCACCAGCCAATTCAACCATAATATATCTGCTCTGAAGGTCATATTCGCCATCAGAAGTACCGATACGCTGTGCAATGTAACCAGTAGTACCAACTGTTAAATTACATCTTGAGAATGTTTCAAGAATTCTTACGCTGTCGTCAGTATCGTTAAAGTCACGAACAACAACATCAAATTCCAATGTAATTGGGTTAATATTTACAATACTGATTTTAATTTCTTGGTTTGCAGCATCACCATCAGAAATGCTGATGAATTTGAATAATCTGTCAACACTGCTACCTTTTAATTGTGATACAATCCAAGGAGTTTCAGGTGTTCTGAATGCAGCACTACCACCAGCAGGTCTGTAGTTGGTAAATACATCATCAGTACAGTTAAGTATTGTTGTGTTTATTCCATATGCAATACCATCAGCATCCAATTTTTTAATTAAATCGGCATAAATAGCTTCAACCCAAATTTTTGTATTTTTGTCTTTTGGTTCATAACCCACAACATTTGGTAAGAAGCTACTTGAATTCGGATTCAATGTAGCAACATATGTTTCAGTGCTTGCAGTACTTGATGCAATTAATGTAAATTGACCAAACAAATCACCAGTACTTATATTAGTTGTATTACCAGTCATTGTAAGACTTGTGGTTTCAAAAACAGTCTTTGGAGTTGCATTCACTTGGTCTTGAACATAACCTCTACTTCTTAAAACTGCAAGTACCATACCTTCATATTCTGTATATGATGTACCAGACAATAAAGTTACTTTATCAGTTACTGTTCCACCAGTTGTAGTTTTGGTTGTTGCAGTGAACTCATGTAAATAACCTTCAAATTCTGTTGCACTTACTTTTGTGAATCCACTGAAATAAGAGCCAGTGTCCCCGGTTGCATTTAACGCAACACCTAAATAGTAACCATCAGTAAAAGGTACTCCAGTATTTGTAATTACAGTAGTAGTTGCACCTGTGGTTTCTGGGTCAACGCCAGCGTTTAAGGTAATCGCCCATGCAGTTCCTGCATCATATCCGCTCAAACCCAATACTCTGGTTACCCATAATTGATTTGATTCTTCTAAGTATGCATTTGCTACATATGGTAATTGATATTGTAGATTTCCATTTGAAAATCTTTTTGTGTTCTGTGCACCAAACCTTTGAGCGAACTGTGTTTTATCTTGAATAAAAACGGGTTCGAATGCCGGACCTTTTAATGTCTCGCCTACAAGACCTAAAGTGGTTACACCAACATTACGTGTTACAAATGTCAAGTCACGTTCTCTAAATTTTACTCCCGGAGAGGTAAATACGAATTCTGCCATGTTAATTAGTTATTTAATTTTTATATTTATTTTTCATTCTAAGCAATGCTTAATCTTTTTCAATAAATACTGAAAAATTATCGAAAAGGTGTTTTGTGCTAATTATTATAGTATTGCCACAGACGACCATAAACCCCAATTTTTATCGATTTTAAATTTTTTACTCTATATTTTAAAAAAAAACGATTTTTTTGGTTTAAATTTCTGTGGATTTCTTTAAAAAAAAATTTAAAAATTTTTGATTTTTTTTCTTCCGGTATGGTTTTTCTTAAATTAGTATTTATGGAAAAGCATTATATATGAATAGGTCACAACGAATTTATTTGGATGTTAATTCTCTTGATGTAGATAATCACATTAAAATAAAACTCGAACAAGAAACAGACAGTCTTGAATTTTTAAGCATGAGCATCGATACCAAAGATGTTTATCAGGATTTTAATGCTGATTATGGTGTTTTGGTGGGTAGAGTTATAGCAAATGGTGGTATAGGTATCCCAAATGCCAAAATAAGCATTTTTATGCCCCTTACAGACGATGATGCTGAGAATGGTGAGATATACAGTATATACCCCTATAAGACTCCCAGAGACAAGAATATAGAGGGAAAACGATATAATTTATTACCAAGGGTAGGTAAAAAAAATCCTGCCACACAAGAAGTAAAACCTAAACAACCATTTGGCAGTTTTCCAATCAAAGAAGAAATTGTAACAAATGAACCGTTTTTAAATGTTTATAAAAAATACTATAAATATACTGCTACCACAAATGATGCTGGTGATTACATGATATTCGGTGTTCCAATTGGTACACAAACTGTTCACCTTAGTGTTGATATTACCGATATTGGTAAATATAGCATGACACCAGCAGCTATGGTAACAAACTTAGGCTATTCACCAAACCTATTTACTGATGGTGGCAGTAAAATTAAACCAAGTAATGACTTAGGTGACCTACCACACATTGAAACACAAGAAATTAGTGTTGATATCATACCGTTTTGGGGTGATGTTGAAAATTTTGAAATAGGTATTACTCGTCAGGATTTCAGAATTAGGTCAGTATTATCAAATACATTTACAATTTTTGGTAGTATTTTCACAGATGGTGATAATTCAATGTGGGGTGCTAATAATGAAGATGGTAGAACAATTAGAGAGTTATATAAACTTAGAAGTAATACCAGTGAAAATAAAGGAATGGTATCGAAAAGAATCGGAATTGTTACAGAAAAAATTTATTACTATCCCGCTTCCATAAATGATAGTGAAATAAGTACTGCCGACCCTAAAACAGATATGTTACTTTTAGACCCAACGCAATATTCTGCATATAAAAGAGATGGTGATTTTGTTTTTATTATTAATTGTAATAGAGGTAGGGTTATTACTGATGAATTTGGTAATGAAACACCTGTAGATGAAAATTCTTCCACAGGTGTTTATACTAAGTTTAAAGGTTTTATGACATTAGAAGCAACTGTTGATGATATACCCATGAATTTCACCGGAGATTTAGGTAGTAGTACCACATTAAGACCAATTAGATATAAATTTAAATTTCCACAATTTGCTTCTGAAGGTCGAGGACTCAGAAGAGACAACCGTGACTCACAATCACAAGCAGATGTTCAAACATGGAGAAAACAACACTATACATTTTCTGGCGGTGGTTTTTATAGTGTTTCAAGATTTCATGGTGTTGTATATAATGCGCATAATAATGAAAACGAAAATAATGATTTTGATGACCACACAAATAATGCGTTTTCAAACAGGGACGCAATAAATGACCCAAAGGATAGAGATACAAATTGGGATGTTGGAATTATTCAAACCAATGATGTTGATGTTACTGGTAACACACAGTATGGAATGGTTTATAATACAACATATTCAACACAACAACTTTTTGGTGCAAACTGGTTAAATTTTGCAATACATTTACCACAGGTAGCATTTTTATCGAACGGATATTCATATGTAGAAAATTGGCGTTCAAATACCAATTTCACTCATGATTTTAAAAGCACACATTTCTTTGGGGATAATAGTCAGATAATTGCAGGTAATGACTTCAACACTAAATTCATGGCACGTTCCGACTTGCACTGGACTGACTTTATTCATGTGCCAAAAGAAGACCTTCCTGAATTAAAGAATATGCCAAAAGGGTTTAAAGGTACAGGAACAAATGGAAATTCTATACCGGGTTATACACTTAAAGGTAAATATCGTAATGGTAAATATATACCATCGGGTTGGACTGCAGCCTGTCCTTTAAAGGGTGGAAGATTAAATGGTGATGCCGATGTTAGTACACAAGACCCAAATACCTACTTTTACAAAGGTTTTGATACTGCGGATTGTATTGATTATTTATATTTATTAGGACTTGTTTAAAACAAAAAACCCCTCGATATTGAGGGGTTTTTAATTGTATATTATTAACGTTCAAGGGTATAAATACCATTAATGGGGGTATCACTCTTCACACAATCAATGAGTTTCAATTTAAGTACAGTACCGTTAAAGGTTTCGGCATTAAGAATTTGAAGTTCAATTTGGTCTTCAAAATTAATCACCAAATCATTAAGAGTATAGTTATATTCTGCTTCCCAGACACCATCATTATTATCAAAATATGGGTCATTAAGGGTTGCGGTGGCTGTGGTAACATCCAAAAGACTTAGACCAACAAGGTCGTAGGTTTCATTTAGTGTCCAGAGTTCAGCTTCTGTGTCATAGACAGTTCCGTTAAATTCCAGAGAAACGAAATTCCAGTCACCAAGCAAATCCTGAACGGTAATCTGGTCTTCAACAATAGGGTCTTCTTTTTCGCAGCTAAAACTCATCAGAGTAATTGCGAGAACAACAGTCAGTAAATAAGCAAATTTTTTCATAATTTCAAATTTTAGTTAAACATTTTTGTTTGCTACACGCTTATACGTAATGTATTTAAAAATGTTACAAAAAATCATAAAAATTTTTGAAGGTATTTATATGATATGGATGAAAACATCAAAATATTGCTTAATAGTAATCAGAACATTGATTCGGTAAACGTGAATAGTTACAATAAAATAGAACTGCAAAACAAACGTTTACCTATTCTTGAATATGACATCAGAAATGTATTAAGTGCAACGGAAATATTTGATATTGAAAGAGAAACAAATGAGATTTACAGGATTTACGGTAAAATCGAATACATGTCGCTTTTAAATGGTTTAAGAACAGGATATAGTAAACTTGAACATTTCTTTTTACCTTTACAGAATTTAACAACTTCAAAAAACCTATTGAATTCTTTTGATTTTTATCTCGTTAGACCAGCAGTTAGCGGATATACGACTTTTGGTGGAAATACTGGTACAAGCACAACATTTTATTATGTAAATGAAGACTTTGATGATTGGATAACAAGCACCCCAAGTGACTATCCTGCTGGTTGGACTGTCAGTGTTGGTGTTGGTAGTTATGTTGAACAAACTGTAACAAATCAAGCTAAATTTGTTCTTGGAAACAATCCTTTTATTAATTTAATTACATTATCAAAAGAATTAACTACTCCTGCATATGGTGATATCACAATTGAAACAGTTGTTGACATCTTACCGAATTTAATTCCGGGGACAGATTTATTTACAATAATCTTATTCAACGGAAGTAACATATTACATAGTTTCAATACTCTTTCAGGTAGTACTGGATTGAAAACATATCAAGTTAATGTTCCTATCGGTACACCAGTAACTAAAGTCACTATTATTGCAAACAGTACAAATAAAAGTATTTTCATGGATTATTTTAAAATGTATACCGGAACATTTGGTGGCGCAAGTAATACAGGATTCATAAGATACTTTCAAGTAGTGGCAACACCGAATGAATTTGAATTATTTCCTGTCGGTTTTGCAAACAACATTTATAACGAACAAACATATGGATTCAGTTTTAATACGGATTTTGATGTTAGTAATTATGTTGATAATTTTGGTTTTCCATTAACTGAGTTGTTTTTATATGCAGCATATAAAAAATGGAATTCACCAGCAGAAACCCTTTCATTTACAAGGTTTTCTACAGGCGGTACTGCAACAAAAGTTGCGTTTTCAACAACTTCTTTAAATATTGGTGATTATGTTAAAACCACTACGGGTGAAAAAATCGGGGATGTTGTAGAATATTCCAAACCAGATTTTTATCAGGCACAATTAACACCGCAAACATTTTACATAAGAACACCATATGTTGATGGCTTTACAAGTAAGGCACTTATCTGGAAATACAATCCATTTATTCCATTTAGATTAAGATATTTTAGTAATGAAATATATAAAACAAACATTAATAACTCATCATATGAACAGGTAATGTCAATACCTTATTATGCAACAGCATTGGATAGTGGTAATTATGTCTGGAGAACCATATTACCTCAAGGCTATGTTGACCCATTAACTGGTATAGGGGTAGATTATCCCTTTGTAAATAAAAAAAGGTATTTATTTTCAACAATTATACTTGATGTAGTTCCAGACTTAACTGATGCTTTAACATATACCGCATTTAAAGACATAAAATTTGGAACACCAACGAATTTAAACATTACACCTATGAGTGATTTGAATAATATCGGAAAGCCATGTCTATAATCAGAGAAGTTGTAAAATATAATCAAACCGATATTAATATCAAAATACCTATTGGAATAACTGATGGATTTTCGGGATATCAGCAGGAAATTGAAAAACTTACATCATTTTCTGCAACAAATTTGGTTAACCCGGAGAACGATATTGAGGTGAGAAGGTTTAAATATTACACCACAACAAACTCAACAATGCAGTTTCAGTTTTATAATGGCTCGAATTATAGTACAAATTTTACATATGCCGGATTTGCTTCAGCAGAAATAAATCCAAGTAATGGAAAAATAACCAATAGTTTTTTTATTCTGGATTTTTATGATTCGTTCGACCCATATAATCAAAATAAAATATTTTCAACGTACCAAACCAAATTGGTAACTGGTACAAGTAAGACAGCCAATTATAAAATCATCACCTCACAATTTTATAATTTTTATGTTCCCATTAATTATATTAATTCTTTCACAGGAACAACGGTGATTGGATATAGTAAATTCAGTTTTTATAATGCTAAAACCGGAAAAATTCAGTTATTTTTTAATAATGATAATAGTAGTATGCTCTTATCACCAGAAAAACTATATTATAAAACTGAATTAAATTTAACTGCAAAGACATGGAGATTTATCACTTCCTCATCTCCAAACATGATTGCAAAAGAAATACCTTACACAACCAACACAGAATATAGTGATAAGGTAAATAACACTTTTGATAAATTCAATAGTAAAGCACAAGATTACCCAAGTGGCAATACGTTTAACTTTGAAGACGGAACTTATGATATAACGTAACCAATTTTTGGTTTTCTGGTCGTTTTAACTATCTCAAATTCTTTTTCGTCCTGAATAAAACCAAGAACTTTAAGTGCGTACTTAGATACGAAGAATCTATCACCGTCAATGTTTTCAATCGGGTTGCTCTCTGCAAATCCCTCAAAATGTAATGGAAGTGGATTTCCTTTTACAAACAAATAGTCTTGACGACTGGCAAAATTTCTTAAAACCTGTTCATCGTACTGGTTCACATCAACCCTGTATTTGGTGAATAATGCTGCTTCATAGATTAAGTCAACATTCACGGGTTCTGGCATTCTGAATTGCAAGTAAATAACTTCACCATTATCCAGTATAGGAACGTTCATATATCTGAACTTGCGTGCCTGTGGAACACGATACTTACCACCAATACGAGTTCCGGGTTGTTTATCAATACGTCTCACCGTAATATATGGGGTTGGTACGTTATTATCATTATCCATGAACTTCCATGTCTTACTAAATTCTCCCCAACGGTCATTATCAAGATAAAATGTCGGGACGATTTTGTTGTCAATCACACATTTCATGTTGTCCTGATTGACATAATCAAAAACAGCTTGGTCTAAATCTTCAAATGCAATGGTTCTTGGTAAGAATTTAGTTTTTGTGTCGGTCTGACGCATAAGTTCTTCAATTCTATCCATACCATATTTAAGGTATTCTGTACCAACACTTGGTGGATTAGTGTCCAGAGTAAGTTTTACTTTTTTTGGAAGTGACATTTATTCTTTTTTATTATAAATACTCTTGCACTTTAATTCTTAATGCACTATATTTGTTTTCTAAAAATATGTCATTATGCTTGTAGAACGCAAAGAAGTTAAAAATGAAGATGATAGTATTGGATACATAGAATCAATTTTTAAATCAGATAACATACTAAAAACCACATATTTTCCTGCAATGCAGAGACTTTATATTGCTTTTAGCAGGGGTCATACGTATTCATATGGAAACATATCACCGGATTTTTATGAAGAATTTGAGGAAGCCGAATCTCATGGAAAATTCTTTCACCAGTACATAAATAACAAGACAAAATATCCTTATCGTAAGGAATTTACACTATATCCTACGGAAATAAACGAAGTTAGACAAATAATCGAAGAAAATAAAGCCGAAGATAATGAATAGTATGGAAGACTATCAAAACATAATTGAAATGCTTAAACAAGCATTATCTTTTTATGCAAATCCTGATAATTATAGACAGAAACACCCAATAAATCACGAATTGTTTTCATATATTGAAATGGATAGTGGTTCTCAGGCAAATTTCGCACTAAATAAACTCAGAGATTTAGAAAATTTAAATAAAAACATGGAAGAAGTGTTTGTAAAAAACATGACCAATGCGATTGAAACCGGAGAAAGCGTTGAAAATATTCAAAAAATGATTGAAGAGTTTAAAAATTTAAGTGAGAATGATAACAACGTTTAACGAATATCAGAAAGAAGCAAATTTTCTTAAAATATCTTTAGATAAATTTATCGAAGAACATCCAGATACCCCAAAAGATGTAAAATTACTACTTGCGGTGGCTTATGATGGTTTGGGATTGGGTGAAGCGGGTGAAGTTCAGGGTAAAATAAAGAAAATTATACGTGATAATGGCGGTAAAATTACACGTGAACACGTCATTGAAATAAAAAAAGAATTGGGTGATATACTTTGGTATGTAGCATCAATGTGCGATAATCTTGAAATTAGTTTGGAAGACGTTGCCACCGGAAATATTGAGAAATTAAAGGGTAGACGTGACAGAGGTACATTACATGGAAGTGGAGATAATCGATAATCATGAGATATAATTGGTCATTAAGAAGATTTTGGTGGTCTTGGTTAAAACAAGATTATAAAAAACTTTTTTATAAAATCCTGTATGGATGGAAAATGGGTGCATTTGATGGTACAATGTTGCCAGATACTGGAAAGGGGAAATATGTTTCGGTTTATCGAAAAGGCGATATTATCCAGATTAAACACGAAAGTGGATATGAAGATTTACAATTTGATGAAATCAGAATCATCCCGTATCAACCCAATCATGGTGTAATGGTTGAAAGATGGAAAGACGGTAAAATGTATAATAGACATCATCTTGATATTAAACAATTAAGTAAAAGCATAATATATGCTTCAAATGTTGAGGCATTAGCAAGTAAAAAGAAAAATAATGGAAATCAGATTTAAAAAATTAATACCGGAAGCAAAAACACCATACAAAGCCATTGATATTGACGCTGGTTTTGATTTATTTGCGACAACAATTGATGAAAATGAGAATTTCATTCAATACGGAACTGGAATTGCCGTTGAAATACCTGAAGGGTATGTTGGATTAGTGTTTCCCAGAAGTTCAGTCACCAAATATGATTTGATGCTTAAAAACGGTGTTGGTGTAATTGATGCATCATATCGGGGAGAAATAATGTGTAGATTCACACCAATTATCAATAATAATATCAAGGACATTGTGATTGACGAACGTGGTTTTGATTTCATGTTTGATGAAAATAAACGCTACAATATTGGTGACCGTGTGGCACAAATAGTATTCATGGAAATTCCAAAAATAACATTAGTTGAAGCACAAGAACTATCAGATACTGAACGTGGTGATGGTGGCTTCGGGTCAACTGGTAGTAAATAAATAATAATAATATTAATAAATCTTGATTATGAAGGGTACAACTGGAATCAGAATTAGAAGAGAAAGTGCAAGAAAAGCACTTGAAGCACAATTGGTGCGTGGCACAAAGCCAGAAAAAATAAATGGTAAGACTACCAGTAACATGGTCGCACTTACAGATGGTGATAAAAAACGTATTGAACGTGAAATCGAGACATTGAGTAAGTCAAAGAATAAAACTGTATTGACGTAATGAAACAATATCTGGACTTATTACAAAACATCGTTGATAACGGTGTGGAAAAGGAAAGTGGTAGAGCAAATATGCCAAATACCATAGGTATATCACACGGTGTGATTAAAATGGATTTACAAGAAGGATTTCCACTGCTAACCACAAAGAAAATGTACTGGAAAGGCATTGTACATGAACTTCTTTGGTTTCTCAGAGGTGATACAAACATTAAATATCTTGTTGATAACAACGTGAACATCTGGAATGGTGATGCTTATCGCTGGTATTTGAAATGGTGGGAAGAAGAAGGTAAAGATGTTATCGGCAATAGAAAATGCGATTCAATTGAAGAATTTATCACAGAAGTTAAACAAAATCGTGCCCTTTACCCATTTCCGTGGAAAGGACATGGAGAATATATGATAGGTGATTTAGGTAAAGTCTATGGTTATCAATGGCGTAATCAGAATGGTGTTGACCAAATAAAAGAGGTTATCGAAGGTTTGAAGTCAAATCCTTATAGCAGGTATCATATAATTGATGCGTGGCAGAAATCAGATTTTAAGGAAATGGCACTTCCACCATGTCACCTTCTTTATCAGTTTATTGTAAGACCTTTGAGTCAAAAAGAAAGAGTTGAATGGTATTTCAATGAATTTAAGCCATTATTACCTCTTATTAAAAAAGATGTTGATATGGTATTAAATAATACTAATGTTCCGAAATTCTATCTCGACTTGAACATGTATCAAAGGTCGGTAGATACACCGCTTGGTTGTCCATATAATTTAGCGTCAATGTCATTACTATTAATGATATTTGCGAAAGCAAGTAATATGATTGCGGGTGTTGCTACTTGGATTGGTGGTGATACACATATTTATGTTAATCAACTCGATGGAGTTAATGAACAATTAAAAAGAGAACCATATAAGTTACCTCAAATGGTAATAAATAAGGAGTTAAATTCACTTGAAGATATTTTATTATTAACTATTGATGATTTTGAGTTAGTTGATTATGTCTCGCACCCAACAATTAAATTCGAATTATCTGTGGGTTTAAAAAAGGTGTAGGACTACCATTCAATTTTTCATTATTGGAGTATTTATGATGAAAGAAATGTTATGACTGGAATATATAAAATCAGAAATAAAATAAACAATAAATGTTATTATGGTTCAGCAAAAAACATTAAAAGACGATGGGCGAGACATAAATCTCAACTAAAACATAACAGACATGAGAATATTGTCTTGCAGAGGGCATGGAATAAATATGGTGAAGAAAATTTTGAATTTGTAGTAGTTGAGATATGTGATGAAAATAATTTATTAATTACTGAACAAAATTATTTAGATTTAAAACCAGAATATAATATTGGTAGACAAGCATCTGGTGGTGATAATTTAACTAATCACCCAAATCGAAATGACATTATTTGTGAAAGAAAAGTTAGTAATAGAAGAAGAATTGATGAAATGTCTGATAATGATAGAAAGAGAATATGGTCAAGACCTAAAGAAAATAATGGAAAATGGAGTGGAGGTGTTTCAATCAAATATTGTGTCTGTGGTAAACAAATTGCGTCCGAACATAAATATTGTATTGAATGTCTACCAAGAAATGGTGAAAATAATCCATTTTATAATAAACATCATACCGAAAAAACTAAAAGAGAACTATCTGAACTACGAAAAGGAAAGTATAATGGTACACAAAATATTAAATTTATGATTGATGATGTCGAATACTTTTCTCTCGGTGATGCTCATATTAAATTAGGTACACCTATAGCAACAATATTATGGAGATTAAAATCAAAAAATAAGAAATTTGAAAATTATAAATATTTGTAATAATGAACGATTTTAAAACAGGTGGCTATTGCCCCACGTGCTTACATGCAACTTCAGGATGTACTTGTATGAAAGATTACTGGAATATTGTTGGAAATAATGAAATAAATAAGGTGTTCAAAATACATGTTGGTGATATTTCAGAAGATGAAAAAGAAAAAATCATAAAAAAATGGAAATCATCGGGATTATTAGAAGGTCTTACTGATAATTTTGATGAAAATATCGCCAGAGTCTTTGATTTTAATAAACGACAAATTATAATGGATGAAAGATTAAAAGATGTTAACCTCTTAGATGAATTAAGAGAAACAATGGAAGACGTTGAAATTCAACTTTTCGAAGATGAGAAACGTTGGGGTGATACGTGGAAAGAACGTGGTTTGGTTTATAATGGAATGAATCAGGAAACACGTTGGTTTTACAAAATGCAAGACTATTTCCAAGATTTTATGGATAATGGCACACCAATTCCTTGGGATAAGGTTATTGGTGAAGCACATATTGCCAAAGTAAGAGAAAAGAAACTTAAATAATTGAATGTTTATACTGTATATAGTGATATTAATATTAGTGGTAATAGTATTACTACTTGTAATATCACTATATTTTCTTGTCAGGAAAACCACCTATTTTTCTGACAAAGAAAAGGAATTCATTGTCTTCGTGATTGACATATTTAAGGAATATGGTGATGACTTAGGTATTCAATCCAAAGAACAGCATAAAAAATTGGTTGAAGAACTTGAAAAAATAAAAAAGAAAATAAATGACAAAACTTGAACAAATTGTAGAATGGTATCCAGATGAAGAATTACTTTCTGCTGATGGATTTGAAGACTGTGTAATCGGTGTGACCCTTGATAAGTCTACTGCTGTGTATAAACTTGTGTACTCCACATCTAAATGTATTGAAGTCCTGATTACCAGAGACAAAATGAGTAAGGAAGAAGCAGAGGAATTCTTTGACTTTAATGTTGAGGGTGCATATATGGGTGAAAAAACACCAATATTTGTTGATGATTTTATGTTTTATTGTGAATAAAAAAGGGAGTGTTAACTCCCTTTTGTTTCTGATAAAAACGGAACAACATCTTCTTTCACCGGAACTCCAGTTATTCGTTTCCAATACGGTTTAAAACCACCAATTGTTTTTTTAGTTTCATCTGTAACATTATTTGCGGATTCAACTTCATAATATCTACTTTTTTCACCACTCATGTTATATTCAATAATGTCACCCCTATCAATTTCGATTTGTTTTTCTTCTAATTCTTTAAGATAAACACCAAAACTAATATTTCCGGTATCATCCCTAACAATACCACCGGGATTACCACCATAAAAGTCTTGTTTCCCTTCTTCAATACTCACCATTACCGAAATTCGAACTGGTGGCATGAACTTTTTATCTTTTGTCTTGGCTTGACCATATAAATTATGTGATTTGGTTTCAATTATATTGATTTTGTGTATTATAACTTCCTGTGCATTATCTGTTTGTAAGAAGTTTCTGCCGTACATAACATCCAAATCGAAAGAATTGTCTGTCATAAACAAACCCATTCTTTGTTCTTCAAGGTCAATTATTTGTTTTTTCTTCTTCATATTAAATCGCAATTATTGGGAACATAGGTGGTTGATAGCCACGTTCTTTATTAACGTTTTCTGCAATTTCTGCACGAATCTTAGTCATGTTTTCCTGACTCAATTTATCTAATTGGTCAAGAATTAATTTTTCCATGTCCTCTTTTAATTTTGTGCCTTCATCCAATAGGTGACGATAGTCCATAGTTAATTGCTTGTCTGCAACACCGAGTTCACCACTATAAAAACCTCTAATTCCACCAATTACTATTTTTACTTTGGCTATAAGTAAATTTCTTATTTGCTGACGAGCAACATCATTCATGTTGTCCCATCTCAATACTTTTGTTGGGGAATCTGAAGGTAATTTAATAATATCACTATTTTCTTCCAAACACTTATCTCTACCAACATCATTTGTGTCGTAATACCAATACCAAACTTTTCTTCCGGCATAATGTTTACCCCACGAACTACTTATTTCATATCGGTCTCCGGGAACTGGATATAGATGTAATATTTTTTCACCACTTGCCAAACCCGTAATACGATATGTAAGCACAGATTGTAAAACTCTTTGTTTCATTCTTCTATCCTGTGCAGATAAAAGTGTTGAGAATGTTGGCTGCACATACATTGCTGGACGACCCATATACGACCAACCAACCATACCGGGAGTCCACGCATTTAATGCAAAGGGGTCAACTAAGCCACTATCTATCTGTGGTGGTGTTTCCCATAATACTTCATTTACTTCTCTCCCTGCGGGGATTATATAGTGCTGTGTGTGTGCAGATGTAACAATATAGTCACGTTTTAATTCCCAACCAGTTGCTGCGGGTGCATTTGTACCCAAACCAACCTGTCTTGAATAAGCATATGTGAAACTTTCCATATATGCATTTGATTTAGTTGTAAATGCTGCGAGAAAATCACTATTTTCTTTACTTAAACCCTCTAAACTAATCCATTGCTGTTGTATTAACCATTGATTAACAAGCGATGAATAGTCTTCCACCACCATCTCCAAATAAGAATCCATCATTTCATCTTTAATTTCAAATGGTCTCAACGGATGTCCTAATTCATGTTTAACATGAAGAAATAGTTTGTTTTTATCTGCTACTGTTATTAGTGCCATGATATTGCTTTATTTTAATATAAATACTAAAAAGTTTTTTTAAATAATTGCTATGATTTAGAATTTTTTTGATATATTTGTGGTTATCAATATTTAAGATATGCATAAAATAGAGTATGATTTAGATTTAAATGATGAAGGTAGACCCTGTATTCAATTATCAGATAATTACGAAGATAAACCGGAAGACAAGTTTTTTGCAATTGAAATATCCAGATACATTATACATGATGTTTTGTCTCGAAGAAGCGCAGAATTTGACCAAGAAACAAGTGAAAAACTAAATGAATGTCTGAATATGCTTGGACAAATTGGTGATGAAATTGCAGCTTTATTGTGGGAAAACATGAAGATGTTAGGAGATGTAGACCTTATGATTAATAAAAATTATAATATCATGGTAACATCACTCGAAAACAGAGATAATCTGGGTAAATATGTTTCCTCAAACGGAAAAATATATGAAAAAGTAGACGGATTCAAAGTACTTGTTACTGAAGAAATGAAAATATATGAATTTAAAGACGAAAACTGGAACGAAATAATATGAATTTTAAACCAACCCCAGAACAAGAAAGAATATTCTTATTCACAAAGAAAAGACCGGAAAATATTTTAATCAAGGCATATGCTGGTGCAGGAAAAACTTCAACAATCGTTGAAGCCGTAAAATTATTGCCTAAAGACAAATCAATTATGTTTTTGGCATTTAATAAACACATTCAGGAAGAATTAAAAACAAGACTCCCGGAACACGTTCGTTGTTATACCACTTATGGTCTTGGTACTGCAGCAATCAAAAGAAAATATGGCGATAAAATCAGGTTTGATGAATTCAAGGTTGATAAAATCATACAAAAAAAAGCCAAATCTTGGGGATTAGATGATGAGTTTAAAAATGATGAAGCAATTACAAATTATCTTACAAGTATAAAGAAGTTAGTTGATTTGTGTCGTTTGACATTAACTTTAAAGCCGGAATACATTCCATATATCACCGAAAGATACGATATAAGTATCAACAAACCCAAGGACATAAAGAGAGTACTTAAAGTATTGGATGAGGTCACAACAGATAGAACCAGTTTTGATTATACTGATATGATTTATCTTCCTGCTGTTGATAATGGTATCTGGATGTTTCCACAGGATTATGTTTTTGTTGATGAGGTTCAAGACCTAAACCGTTGTCAAATCAGAATAATTGAAAAGGTACTTAAAAAAGATAAATTATCTGGTAAACTAACTGGTCGATTAATATGTGTTGGCGATTTCTTTCAGGGAATCTATGGTTTCAATGCTGCCGATGAAAAATCGTTTGAATGGTTTGAGAAGTTTCAAAACACTAAAGTTCTTCCATTATCAGTATCGTTCAGATGCTCACAGGCAGTAATAAGAAAAGCACAGGAAATTGTGCCGGATATCAAAGCACTTCCAGATGCACCAGAGGGTTGTGTTAGGGATGGTGATGTTTTAAAGGAGGCACAAAGCGGTGATTTCATTCTATGTAGAACAACAATGCCATTGGTTAAACTATTTTTCGAATTTTTGGTGCAACATAAAAAGGCAATAATAAAAGGTAGCGATATTGGAATACACTTAATTGAATTAATTGGTAAAATTAACAACATACCAAAACTAAACCAGTTCTGGGAACAAGAGTTGTCGAATTTTAGAACCGAATTAAAGAAAAGTGGTGTTTTAAACCCAAACGAACATACAGCTTATGTTGCATTAGAAGATAAGGTGACTACACTATTGTTTTTGGCTAAACTTGCTGATAGCATTGAGGACTTAAAAAATAAAATAAGAAGCATTTTCACTGATGAAATTCAGGGAATTGTATTAAGTACCGTTCATAAAATCAAAGGTTTGGAAGCAAACCGAGTATTTATTATCAGACCGGATTTATTGCCAATGAAGGCACAAAAATCTTGGCAACACATACAGGAGAAAAACCTTGAATATGTTGCATACACAAGGGCAAAACTGGAATTAATTTTTGATAGAACATGGACAGACGAAGAAGAATGAATTCAAACCCATACGATTTGGGACAATTGGGAATGGGATTTAATCAACCATGTCCTAAATGTGGACTTGAAATTGATAGAAGGGCAAGTCCTTATGAACCCATAGGTTTTAAAAAATATTGTAAATGTAAACGCTGATATTATGGAATGGATAGTTAAAATAGAAGAACAACCAAATCAAAGAATTATGGTTAGGTTCAATCCCAAAAATGAAGAAATTTATTTTTATGGACAATATAAACCTAAAAATAAAGAATGGGTGGATTTTAGCGAAGAAACAAGTTCAATGGAAATTGATTTGGAGACAATTCAAACTCTTTTATTAAAAACCTATGAGAAATTGAAGGAAAGACTTAAAGCATATGAAAATCTTTCAGAGGGTTTTGATGTAATTAAAGTAATTGAAATCAGTGAAGATTAATCACCTTTTACCGAAGCAAGATTAGAGTTGTCTTTAACTATTGGTTGTTTTTCTGAAGAACCTATATTAATTTTTAATTCAGTAATTTCCTTTGTGAAAGTTTTATTTAGTTCTTTCTGTTCTTGATACATTTTTTCATAGTTTTTTTCCATGTTTTCCATTCTCGGCATAATAACAAGCATATAAAAACCAAAAAAGATTCCAATCATACTGCCGATTAATGCAAAAAAACTTTTAATTGTAAATATAATTTGTGTGTTGCCACCAATTGATGTTGCTGTGACGTTTCTCGCAGTTACTGTGCTTGTTGCCTTAACCATATAAACCAAATTTTAGAATAAATACTATATAATAAAAAAAGGTGGTCAAATTGACCACCTTTTTTATTCTATATCCAGTGATTACTGTAAGTCACCAATTCCGAAAGTCTGAAGACCATCGCAGAAAATTCTACCGTAGTAACGGTTAAGAACCATTTTCTTTGCATAACGAGTCATGATACCACGAATCGGAGTGAAATCGAATGGGTTGTACATAACCGGAGTCAACTGCATCGGTACGTAAGGAGCGTAAATGTAACCAGTCTCAAGGATTGATGTACCTTTATGTCCAATAAGTACGGTGTTAGCAGGTGCGTATGGGTCACGATAAACGATGTAACGTCCACTAAGAGTACCAATTTTTTCAATACCCATGTTATACTTATCCTGTTCAGGACTTGCATTACTTACGTGGAAGTACTCAAGGTCATCGAATACTGCACTAACTTCAGGAGATACAACTACCCATGATGCACCACCACGAAGAGTTGCTTTGTGAATCTGTGCTGAAATCTGGTTGATTTTTGTAACCAATGTCTGATTCCAGTCTTTCTGTGTACCGTAGTATGCAGTAGATTGTCTACGAAGACCATTATAGTCCCAACGAGCAGTCCATGCAGCACCTCTACGAAGGTCACGAAGAATTTCACGGTCGATTTCAGCAGCCATTTGTTCTGAAAGAAGAGCAGTTAACTCAGCTTCAGCGTCAATGTTGTGGAATGCACTAACGTCCTGTGCAAGTTCTGGTGTCCACATAGCACGCATTTTACGTGTTTCAACAGATACTGTTACTTGGTCAAGTACGAAAGTTACTTCAGCCATTCTTGAATCTTCTTCAAGGTCAGAGTATACTCTGTAAGTTACAGAGAAAGTAGGTGTGCTTGCAGCACTCATTGCTTGATAACCATCAGTTCCAGCGTACTGTAAGTCAGCGATAAGAACGATTTGACCATCTGAGTTAACAATTGGCTGTCCGTATTTCTGAACTTTTACGTTGAAAGGAATAGCATCACCAGCAGCGATACCTTCAAAACCAGCAGGTGCAGTTAATGCAACATCTGCAAATACTTTCAATCCAGCAAGGAAAGTTTCAGTATCCATAGGAACACCAGCAGGACCGATTAATTTACCCTGTGAATCGGTAGCGAAACCACCAACTGTTAAGGTAACGAATTTATCAGTACCAAGTACAAATGTAGCTGCTGTAGTAGCACCTGTGATTACGTCAATCTGACCCCTTGAACGGTCGAACAATGAAGTACCTTCTTCACCATATTCAGTTGCATAGAATGCATCGTATAATGAACGTTCTTCAAATCCGGTTCTGTTAGTGTTAGTTGCTGCGTTCTGGTATGCACCATTTGGTGATGTATGAATTCCAGTTTCAGCATCAGTTACTCTAACGCTTGCTTTAGGGTTGATGTAGTATAATTTACCAATAGGTAAATTGAGAGCCTGTACAGAAACGATGTCGTTTGCTAAAAGTTTAGCAAATACCCTACGAATAACAGGGAATGCAACAGTTTCAAACTGACCTGACGCTGCAGAATCAGTAGATTCGTTAATCATGTGTGAAAGCTGGTTTTCGAATAACTGCGCACAGTTTTCTTTAACATTACCTTCAAGTCCTTCAAGAAGACCAATCTTTTCCCACCTGTTGGTGGTTATTTCTCTTTGCTCACGAAGTTGTTTTAATCCAATATTACCAACTTCTGCGCTTTCCATTAAAAATCCCATTGTATGAATGTTTTAAATTTTTTAAAGATTATTTTTTTTGCCTCTATGTTCTACGTATTCAATAAGTTTTTTCATTTTCTGAATATGTTTATCGTTTTCGTAGGCTGTTTTTTCCACTACTTCGTCAAGTTTTTGTTTTGAAGACGGTTGAATTGAGGCGTTCACCTTTTCTTCAATACTTTCAGTTAAAGTTTTTTTGCTTTCTTTCATTTCTGTAAGAACTGCTTTATACTTCTTCTGTGATTCAGTAATGCTATCAACTTTTTTAAATTCGTTGATAATTTTAATTTTATCTTCCTGAGTCAATGCCAATTCTTCATTTACCAAAAGGTTATTTACATGTGCCAAATTGGTATTAAAAACTGCCATCTCCTTCAATTGATTACGATACTTGTCAAGTGCGGTCTTATAGCTTTCAACTAAAGTTCCAACGGATTCCTTGTACTTCTTTGTTTCGTTCATTTTCTTGGTCAACTTCTTGTTTTCCTCAAGTAAACTTTCAAACTTTTTCTCAGTACTTTCGTTTTGTGGATTGTTTACACTACCATAACGTTTGTGACGCTGTGGTGCGAAATCTTTTCCCGGTAAATGGTCACCAGCTACATGTTTGCTTGTACTGTGAGCCATACCAGATGCTTCATCAACAGATTGCTCTGCAGGTGCACCCAATACTGCTTCAATATCAGCATCAGTAATTGGTTCTTCATCAATCATCTGAGTGGTAGGACCACCATTTTCACGACCGGGGATACTTTGTTTTCCACCTTGGTTCTTCTGTTCTTCTACAGGTAATTCTTCGTCAATCATTTGAGTGGTCGGACCACCATTTTCACGACCCGGAATACTCTGTTTTCCACCTTGATTTTTCTGCTCTTCAACGCCAAACCCTTTAATCATTTCATCGAGTTTGTTTCTCATGTTAACAAGTTCTGAATATGGGTCACTATCTTTAGCTTCTTCCATAGCATTCATCCCGTTAAGGTTTTCCATGCTTGCAATTTCGCTTTCAATTTCTTCCATTGTTAGAACTTCGTCTTCATCATCAGCATTTTCCAAAGCAGAACCGACACTATCAACATCGAGTTCTGTTACATCAAATTCTTCAGAAATGTTTGAAATCGGTTTTCCTGAACTTGGATTTACTTTATCGGTGAAGATGTTACCTTTCTCGGTTTCACCTTTTCCCTGATTTGGCGTATCGCTTTCGATATCAGCCATAAATTCTTTCTCACGTTCTTCTTTAACGGTTTCAAGTCCTTTTGCTTTTTCATCAAAGGGTTTTCCTTCTCCAGCATTTTCTTTTACAACCTTTTTGGTCTCTTTAGTTTGATTCTTCATAACAGATTCTTTATTTGTTTCAACATCATCTGATTCCTCAGATTCTTTCTTTACATCCAATTTTTTATAGGATTCTTTTTTTGATTTATTTTTATTTATTTCTTCCTTTAATAAGCTACTAAACTTTTCAGGAAATTCTTCGGCTAATTTCTTTTTAGCATTAGTTTCCGCAGCCTCCTTGATTGCATTGTAATCAGTTAAGGCTTCTTTAATAATCGATGATTTTTTATCGTCTTTCATGTTGTTAATAAGTCGTATCTAATACTATAATTTTTATATAAATACATTCTCATTGCGAAAAAGTATGTTTTTTTATAAAATTCTTGATGTTTCCGAATTTTATCATTATTTTTGCCACCATTTTTTCTTATAATAAGAATCGATTTACGGCTGTTATTATTTTACTGTCCTCTTCTTTTAAATAAATACCGTTCTTGTTCACATAGTTCTCACCGAATCCAACGCTATTTTGTTTTTCTGGAAATAAATATGCACCGGGAGTACTTGGCGTAGCTACAAGGTCGAAACCGATTAATTCAAAATCATTCTGAACCATGTTTTCACCATTAACTTCTTTGAGTGTACCAACACCACGACTGGAAATACCTAACTTAATTTTATTTTGTAGGTACAATACAATCTTATCACCAACTACTGAAACAACACCATATTTTATGTATCCCGGAGAAACAATTAATTTCAACTGACCATATAAAACATTTTCTTGCTCATTACTTCCCCACCACATCTTTGTAATCATGTGAGAGATATTTTGAAGCGATATGATACTACTATCTGGGTGGTCGGCTTCTGAAACAGCACTGTTTGTTTTAACCAATTCCTGATAAACGTCAACTTGTGGTATTAAAACGTCTTTGGGGTAGATACGACCGTTTTTGTTTTTAACGCCCCATTTTTGTAAAATACAGTTAACTAATACAGGTTGTCCGGGTTTTAACTCAAAACTTTCGGTTAAAATATCCTTGTTGATTTCACTATTAATATATCCAGCATCATGTTCAATCAGAATTCCGAATCCAACATCACCTGCTTGTAATATCTTGCTCATAATAATTTCTTTAATATAAATAGTTTTGTTTATCGTTTTTTATTGTCACCGTTTTTTGATGTCGATAAACTCACAATTTTTCCCGCATTATTAATGTTTAATAAAAAAGCACGGGTTTCTAATTTTGCAATAGCTTCTTCAAGAACTAAATTAATTTCCTTGAGTTTTTTAATTTTTTCCGGCATGTCGATAAAAATATTATTCTGTTTTCGTTAACTTTTCTAACTTTCCTTGAATCTCATCAAGTTTTGTTAAAATTTCGTTGGTTTGAAAACTCTCTATCTTTCCTTGAATATCTCCAAGAAGTTTCATAATTTTTTCGGATTCAACTTTCCCAATTTTCTCACTTAAATCAAGAAGAACAGATACACCATTTAATACATACAGGGTTTCTTTTTCACTTTCCATCCACTGTCGTGTTCTTTCTTCTTCACGTTTAAGCATTTCCAATCTAATTTTCTCCAGTGTTTCATTATGTTCTTTTCTGATATTGTCTACTTTTGCAATTTGTTGGTCTTGCATTAATTTAAAATCTGCGCTTTTCTTTCTAAAGACACGTATGTAATATATCCACGAAATCATAGTGACTATGGTGGATAAGATAAACAGGTAAAAGAAAGCGTTATAGTACCAAATCGGATGGTGAACAACTAATATCGTTTGTAGGATTGAACTCATTTTTTCGTTTTAATAATAAATAGTTTAAATAGTTCAAATGTTTTGTCTATTTTTATATTTTTTACTGTGAGGTATTTATATTTAAAATCAAAAGAATGGCAAGTAATGTAGAACTTATTGACCCGAATGTGGTTGCGACAAAAGGAAATCCACATGTTAACGGTATACCACAATATCAGGACATGTATATTTTTGCCGAACTAACTGCAAAGAGTAGAGGTAGGACTGTTGTTATAACCACAAACGATGGGAATATAAGTAAAGGAACATTTAAAACAGGTTTAGAAAAACCAAGAAACGTTAATCTATTAGGTGTGAATCAAATAGAAGATGACCCAAACTATCTTAATTTTACCACGAATTATTATGATGGTAGTACTGGAAATTATACACAATATGAAAGTTTTGGTATTAATAATATTAAGGTAATTATCAATTCATCGTTTGTTCCACAAGTAAACGTACAATTTGTTGATATAAGGGGTTTATCTTTCTTCAATCAAGAAGGTTCTCCATATAGAATGCTTTTTGATTTTCCACCACCAGTTTTTGAATTATCAATTAAGGGATATTATGGTAAAACACTTACATATCAACTACATCTCGTAAAATATACCACAGAATTTCAATCTGATACCGGAAACTTTGTTATTGATGCACAATTTGTGGCAGTTACATTTGCGCCACTAAGCGATGTATTATTTAGATATGTTGTAAATGGTGCATTAATAGATAGAAATGTTTCATTATCACCCGAACCCGGAACTCCACCAAATAATACATTTGAATTAATAACCAAATTAAAAAATTTATATACTCCACTTCCAGAATTTGTAAAAACAGATGTTGAGGTTAAAGAATATGATAATGCAAATGCCGATATAAAGGGTATTGAAACATTGGTTTCTATAATTCGAAATTTTAAAGCAGACCCTGCCTTGGAAAAACTTGGCAATACATTTTTAATTGCCAAACAAAACGACCCAAAAAATTTTGTTCAGGTTGAAGTAACACCTGTTGTTGAAGACGATGACAATATTATTATATTAGAATCGTTATCTCAATATGATGATATTATAAAAAGTCTTGCAACCGATAGTATTCCCACAACAATGACAAATAGATTGTATATTGTGACACCTACACAATATAATACAAGTCCCGAAGAAAAATACAATCCTTTCGCCACAGGCGATAATCCAATAAAAAGTTTTCCCGAACTACTTCCCGGTAAAATTAATAGTGAGAGATTGGCTTTTGATTCATTTAAAAATAAACTTGTTAAAAGAACAACAGAAATACTTGGAAGCACAGAATCTGTAACCCAATCGCAAATATCTGATATTATATTTGATAACTATAAAAATGTTTCAACCAATAAATTACAAAAAGAAACAACAAAATATATAGGTATTGATATCACTGACTATTATTTGAAACTATATAAAACAAATTTTTCGTTAAATAAGGATAAAGCCACGCTTTCAAAAAATATCGCAACAAAAATAAATAACATGATATCCCAAAATCTGGGTATGATGCCAACAATTTATAATGTTTTTAAAATAATATTGGATGATGTTGATACATTTTTTGAAAAATTAAGAGATACTTCGAAGGAAGCAGAAGTCAAACATAATGAATCTTCAAGCAGAAACATTATTATTGGTGATAGTTATAAGGACAATCAAGATAAAATATTTGCATTTCCGTTAATTGTTGATACACAAAAAGTTGTTTGTGGTGGAAATAAAGAAGAAAGAATAGCACCAATAGAATTAAGTAAAAAAACCACATTTCCTGAAATGGATTTAGTAAATAAATTTATTAAAACATTTTTTGACCAACAGAAATTGGAGATTTTAAATACAATGCGTGAGAAAAAAAATGCTGAAGGTGTTAACGAGTGGTTACCAGTATCACCAGCAGATTCAACCATTGGCTCAAAAGATACCAAGAGTCCTTATGCTGGTGTTGATACCACAACGGGTATACCTAATTTATCTGAAGATAATAGGTTGTCACAAATATTAAAGATTGTTTTAAAGCGATACTACGCATTATCTCAGGGTATTATACCAAATGCTTTTTATAATACATATAATGGTCGTGTAAATGATGCTTATGTTAAATTATATGCTGAATCTGAAGCAGTAAACCTTGCAACATCTGCAACAAATTCTGAATATGGAAATCTTTTAAAATCAAACGCTGCAATTTATAAGGATAATATTAATGGTATAAATGGTTTTTATACGCTATTACAGAATACCGTTCCAGATTTTTATGGGTTCGATAATGATGTGGTGACCTCTATCAATATTACAGATACTAATGATGTGTATGTGGATAAAAATAATCCAAATTTTGAGGGAGTTATAATATACAGAAATGATATAAGCGAACAACAAGTAGATAAAAACTCAAATAGACCAATAGATAAATTCAAAGCGGGGGTACAAAAAACTTTTTTCACCACAACAAAAAAAGAAGAATATTATACCTTCACAGAGGAAAACGTTCAATTCATTGCAGATAAAAGAAGAAATAAAAGTGGTGAAGATAAAAGACAAAATAAGGACGATGGGAAGGGTAATAACATTATTACCAGATTTTTGACTGATGTGGAAATGAAAGTTGAAAATATCAACGAAACTGATGACTATCCAACTGTTCAACAATTATTAAATAGCGGTAATGCTGTTTGGGGATATTTGGGTACAAGTGCAGCTAAACAAAACATTAATCGATTTGAAAATATTATCGACATATGGGTTGACCAATTATCCAGTAAATATGGTGGTCAATTTTTTGATAATTTAATACATGATGAAATAATTAATACTCGTTCAAAATTAAGTGCAATGTTTATTCTTTCGAATTTTGGACATGCACTCGCAACATTCAATGTAAAACCAAGTGCTTTAAATGAACTTATATTTACCACACCCGCAGTAGTTGAAGTTCCAAGATTTTTACCTGCATATATTGGTGCACTTATTGATGCTAAAGAAGATGGGTGGGATAATGAAATTATTGATTTTTTTACTGCCGGAACGGGTTCGAAATTCTACAATAATGGCTGCTTAATAATTGCAGATTATGTTGACGTGAATAAATATATTTCTAAAAAAGACAAAGAAATTTTTAGGCAAGAGTTTCTCGATTATTATTCGAATGGTGCAGAACGTGGAGAGTATTATAGATATGCATCAAGACTAAAAAATTTATATGACAGTGTTAATAGTGGCAATAAAGATAAAAAAGATACATATGAGGAATATTTAAATACTACAGGTGATTATTATGATGGTGTCATATTACCAATGATTGAAAGAACAAATCTTGCAATTTTTAGTGAAAGAACATTCAGGAGAGTAACCACATATCCTGCCACATACAGGTCGATAAAAAATATGACAGGTAAAACAGAAAGTGAAACAAATATAAATTATTTTAAGGTCTTCTTGACCAAACTAAATGATGAAATTCTTAAAAAGGATGAAGAATTAAAGGAGCAGGAAGTTGAAGAAGAAAAAAAGAAAAGCGATAAGGACATTATAACCCAAACATACTATTCATTTAAAAATATTAATGATAAGTGGTTAACAGGTCCTACTCAAAGCAATACCTATGGATATCCGTTTAATAGAACTAACAGAGCAAGACTAATTGATTCGTTTGTATTTGTTGATAGAGCAATGAATCCTATCGGTGACACTATACTCAATGCTGAAATACTTATTGATTTATTTGAAGACCCTAACGTAAGTTTATTCAGTGTTTTATCACAACTTTTATCGCTTAATGGATTTGAGTTTTTTCCACTACAAAATTTTATGTCATATACTAATGACTCGTGGGAAGATTCTTTCAGAATTGATACAAGTGGTGATGCTGGTCAAAGAACCGCATTTGTGTGTATGTATATAGGTGGCACATCAAGTTATCCCTCAACAGGTAGTAATGATTTTATTAATGATGGAATAGTTGATTTAGGAAATACTGATGCCAAAGATTTCAGCACTACTGAAGAAAATTGTGAACAATTTCCAGATTTTGATAATCAAGTAGCATCTAACGAAGATTTTCCTTATAGAAAAGTCAGAGCATTTCGTGTTAGATTTGGAGAACAAAATCAATCGATGTTTATTAACATGAAAATCGATAGTAAGGAATATCCAGAAACAAACGAAAGCATTCAAATTTTATCAAGATTGGCTGGTGATAATAGAGAGCAAGCACCCATACCTAAAGGACAAAATTTATATAATCTGTACGAAAATAGGGCGTATAGCGCAACAATTACTGGTCTGGGAAATGCTATGATTCAACCAACACAATATTTTCAATTAGAAAACATTCCTATATTTAACGGAGCGTATCTTATATTAAGTGTTGAGCATTCAATTACTGCGAATAAAATGACTACGAGTTTTACTGGCACTAAAATTATGAAATATCCGATGCCAAGAGTAACATCACCATTTGCTTTTGCAGGTTTTGATGGTGAGTTGGATTTAAGCGAATTAACTCCGGGAGAACTTACACAGGCTGCAAATGCAATTAATACAGAACAAAAGGCACAATTTAACTCAATGTATGAATTCAAAATTCAATAATCATGGCATATAGACAATTAACAGAAGAGGGTAAAAGTTTCATTAGAAAAATTTGTGAAGGTAATGGTAATAGCTTACTTTCTGGAAAGAGTCGATTTAAAATCAAAGACCCCACCAACAAATTGTACAACCCTAATGGAGTTTTACCCTATTGTACCCCAGAAACACCTGCAACAAAAATCTGGACATCAAATGCTAAGTATGAAGGTAGTTTAATTACAACAAATGCTGCTCTGGGTGAAGCACTTATTAAGTGGTATGACAAATACGGAAAAATATATGAAATGGATGCTAATGTTTTAGCAGCGCAAGCATTTCAGGAATCTGGCTATTATATTTGGAATTATGCATTAACAAGCACGGCTTCCGGTATTAGTCAATTTACTGCCGATACACTTTGGGGAATTATTATAAATAATAATCATCCAAATATTACACCTTTATTTACTGACGATGAAATTAATGCAATAGCAAATAACATCACAGACAATAAATTTGATAAAAATTCATATACTGTTAAAAGTGATAGTAATGGTAGAAAAAATAGGGCAATAATACATCAAAATGTTATCGATAACCCAGAAATAATGATTAAAGCACAATTTAGATACATGAAGTACATTGCAAACAAATGCGATGGATTGGCAAGTTCAACATTATTGGGTTATAGTAGGGGGGACGGTCTTGCAACTAAATCATATGCTGAATCCATAAATAAAGTAATTAATTATGGAGTAAAAAAAGAAATGGATGAATATGAAAAAGAAGGTATTGACTACGTTTTTAAAATCTTTGCTTTATTAGGCGATAAAAATAACGAACTTACAAGTTCAAAACCCCAAGGTTATTATTTTGGTTATGATAAGGGAACACTGGATTTGAAAATGAGAAGTGGTGTTGTTTTTGATGCTCAAACCGCATTGGCTATTGATTCTAACGTGAGATACCAATAAAAAATGCCACATTGTGGCATTTTAAAGTAATTCTTTTTTCAGTTCATGTAGTGAGATTATGTCCTCGTCTACTTTATCTTCTTTATACACCATTTCCTTAATCTTCTCAATTGCTTTCGTTATACTGTCTTTAACACTTTCTTTATTTAATCCTTCTAAAATACTGAGGCTCTCGTTCTTATATGCTTCAAGTAATTCCTCTTTTTCTTTATTGTTTGATTTAATTAAAGTGTGAAGTAGATTTTTGTCATCTTCATTTAATGAATTATATTTTTCGTTAAATTTATCAATCGCTATCTCAATAACGTCTTCATTTATTGGTTCAACATCAACGTTCTCGATTAAATTTTTCTTAGCAGTTCTTACATGATTTAGAACAAAACTAAATGATTCGTGAATTGCATCAACATCGATTTTATCGTAGTCATTTAATGATTCTGTAATTAATCTGTCAATTGCAGTGTATAATTGAACCCTATTATCCTCAACCGGAAGATTTTCCTCACTAATAAACGCATTTAACTTCTCACGTTCAGCATCGATTTCTTCAATGGTGTACACTTCAAATAACTTGATATTATTATCAATATATCTGGTAGCAACCAATTCGTTATCTATGTGTTTGTTTTCGATGTTGTTAAAAACCTTAAACTCTAACTGTAGAATTGGAGATTCCTTTACTACATCGAAAAAATCAACAGTTAACTTTTTCGATTCCTCAATTAAACTACTATTAAAATAAGAATCTTTTAATTTGTTTGAAATTATCAAATTAGCAATTCCTATGTTGAAATTTTTCATACGGTTTAATTCGATTTATTATAAATACTCTAATTAATTATAAACGTTTATTTAACATCAATTTTATTAAATACTTTTAGTTTTCATCTAAATCAATGGATTCAAGTGTTTCGAAATCAATATCTTCTGCTTCGTTTGTTCTTTGAATTGCATTAATACTTTCCGAACTTTTTAGTAATTCATCGATTTCATTTATCATGTTTTGTGCATTTTGGTTCAATTTATCGTTGATTTGATTATTTTCATTGATAATTCTCTTCTGTTTGCTAATCTTTTTTCTTTCTGGTTCTTGACTATAACCAAAAACCATTTTTTCTACATGATTACTATATTCTTCATCTGTCATTTTACTGCTTTCTGCTAATGCTGGTGGCATTTCTCCACCACCCATTCCACCACCACCTAATGGTGCTGCTCCTGCTCCCGGAGGTGGCATTTCTCCACCTGCTGCTGGTGGTGCTGGTGGCATTCCACCACCTTCAGGTGGCATTCCACCTTGTTCTGTTCCACCCGTATCTGCAGCAACTGGCATACCCTCAACAGGCTCACCGAATCTTTTATCAATGTCGGTAAATAAACCGGATTTCTTAATTGTAACTGGAGAATCAACAAGTTCTTGCATAACAACCTTTTCCATTTTCTGTTGTTTCAAGTCTTCAACAATTTCTCTGTCACTCATGTTGAATACCATACGTTTTGCAGTTGTATGTGACATTGCAGCAATACCGCCTTCAGCACGTGTTAATTCAGTATATGTTTGTGCTTTCTCACGTAATAATTCTGATTTGAGTAATTCCTGTTGTGTAGAAGGATTTGTAAGCGTCAATGTAAAACTATTCAAGTCCTCACCACTATAACCCAACAAGAATAAATGTATCATTGCCATTTTATTGAGTTCCTGTATCATGGCTTGCTGAATACGATTAACCTTTTTTGCAAATCTGATATCATATTGTGCCATGTTTTTGCCAGCACCTGCAGCATCCTGAAAACTCAAGAATGGTTTTGGAATACCAAGTCCGATGAATAGATTATCTCTAAGATATTCAATATCTTGAATCTGGTCGAGATTTGATGCACCCGCTAAAGTATCAATACCTGTTTGAGTATTTGCGTTTCTTACGGGTAGGAAATAATCTTCATCGTTTCCCAATATATTGAAACGGTAATCAATTTGACCATCAGTGGGAGACACCTGTGCAATCTTTTTAAACTTGGTAGCAACTTTGTAAATATAATCCTCAATATCGTCTTCATCTATGTTTCCAACGTCAATTTTAAAAACCTTCTTTTCACCTGCACGAATAATACGGTAGGTAAGCATAGCGTCTTCTGCCATTACTAATTGACGGAAAACTCTTCTGACTTTATTTAAAACCGATGAACCATATGGCAAGTACTTATCATCTCCAAGAAGTCTGAAGTGAGCAATTTCGAAAGTATTAAATTCGTCACCAGTCATTCTTTCTTTAAACTTCACAATTGGTTTACCGTTTTGTATTCTTTCGAGTCTTTCAATTTCATAATTAACCAATTGTTTTACGTGTGTAATACCTTTCTTACGTTCACCATAGAGTAATACAAAATTATCACCATATTTCACAAGATTTCTTACCCAGAACGGTAAGTTTACATTCACGTTAACAGTATCGAAGAAAAATTCTTCAAGTAATGTTTTAATCCTTTCCTTATTCGAATATATGTTAAGCATTTTACCATTTAAACCAATGGTGGTTGCTTCTTCCATAAATAAATCCAATGCAGAAGAAATAATTGGGTAATATTCCATACCCTCATAGTCGATATATGCTGGAAGTCTGGCAGCTTCATATTGTAATGCCTTTTGAAAACCCCTATCGGTTGTCCTGAAGAATTTATTCTGAAGTTCTTTCTTCTGTTCTAACTCCAAACCCTTCCTATGTATTTCTTCGGGAGTATTACCTTTTATAATAACCTTTGGTTGTTTTGCTATTGGAGTTGATTGTGATACGGCAGGTTGTGAATCCTGAAAACCAAAACCATCCAAATTCAACATTTTGTTGAGTTGTTGATATAATGTGCCTTTTTGTTCCTTTTCAGCCATTTTTATAATTTTTTATACTTTTTTATAAATACTACACTTTTCTTGAAAAGTCGTTCATAGATATAAATACATTTGATTATTTCTTTTTCTTATCTAATCCATCAAATAACCATGAATGTGCAAGATATGGATTCATCGATGATGGACTATTGGGGGAAATCATTGGTTTATTTTTTATGTCTTGTTTTCTTCCTATTTCAGAAATATCGTTATTGGTAATGATGGCATTAAGCATTTTTTCAGTAACACCCTTACTTTGCTTAAATCTTGCCATATCAAAATTCAAAACATATAATCCAATTGACAATCCCATTATACTATCATCGTGAAAACTACGTTTATGGTCAGCCACACGATTTCCGGGAATCGTGACGAATGTTTTTAATTCATTCAATAATCTTACTGACCTAATAATCACGTCTTCCAAATGCACTGCTCTTTGCATTTCAAGAAGCACCGAAGCACGGTTATTTCCAATAAAGAATCCGGGAATCAGGTCAACATTTACGACAGAACCATCTGCCATTGTTTTCTGACCCTTTTTAATATATCCTTGTAACCTATCTCTTGAAGGTTTATGTGTAACTTCTGCAAAGTGAACACTATCGTACCCAAATTCAAGTAATTTTTCCACGCTTTGCACACCATAACCACCAGTTATATCAACAACCGCATATGCATTATTATATCGTTTTCCATATTGATATGCAATTTCTGCAAGCATTTGTGGTGTTACTTTTCCATAGTATTCCGCAACCTGTTCAACTTTATGTCTTCTGATTTTAACTTTTTTTATTTTATCGCCCTTTTTAATAACCTTTTCTTCAATTACTTCAACAGTTTTCAACATATTCAATGTTGAATTGTCATCACCGTGTCCCGGAGACGCATCGAGTGCTATAATGTAATCTTCTCCCGGTAATGGGTCTTCAAAAATCCACATATTTAAGTCGGTGTATTCTTGACGAATAGGTGTACGTACTTCATTTTCCTGAATACGTTTAAGATATTCTTCAGCGATAAAGTTATCACCAGAACCCAAGAATGAACATAAAAGTTCTTGCGCAATTTTACGCATATCTCCGTTTGCATCTCTAACTTGTTCTTCAAACCAAGGACTGCTGGCTTCCCAACCGTCTTCCATCATTTGAATTCTGGTTTTTTTATCCCAATTTTGGTCAATTAATTTCTTTTCGTTTTCTTTACCTTTATTTTTCAACCAGCACAAATCTTTATTATATCTTGGGTCATTATACCACCATAGTTCAACCGCTTTAAAGTTATTTTCGTTTCTTCGTGCACCATCAAATGTTTTGTAGAATACTGCATCAAGACCGGAAGGAGTACTAACCATAATCGCAGCACCACCAGTTTGAAGTGTTGGTTTCGCTGCAGTCCAGAATTTATCTCCCTTTTCTGTCCATGCAGTTTCGTCCCAGAAAATAAGTGTTGGTGTCATACCACGAAGACCTTTAGAAGAGAAAGCACCTAATCTTGAATTATTATCGTAAATTTTTAATTTTTGTGTGTCCTTGAAATTACCAACAGCTTCTCTACCAGTTTTTGGTCTAAGCCAATCCGGGCAACCTTCAATAAATAAAACCACATCACTCATAATTTCATCACGTGCGGTTTCAAGTTTATCTGCAACAATTGCAACCTGTCTGTTCGGGTTGAACATCACATACCATGCTATATATGCACAAGTTGTCGTGGATATACCTGCCTGACGATATTTGTTGGCAACCACAAATCTATTATCTCGATATGTTTGGATTAATTCTTTCTGAAAATCAAAAAGTTTGAATGGTACAATCATACCAGCCATACCCTGTGTCTGGTCAAAAATTGTTAAATATGTCTCAATAAAATATACGGGGTCTGTTGCACACCTAATGATTTCCTGCTTTTGTTCTGTGATTGTTAATTCACTGGCTCTCTTAGCAATACCGTCTTTAGTAACAACAATTGGTTCAATCTTAGCAGATTGTTTTCTGAGTTCTGCAGCTAATTTCCTAATCTGTTCCTTTTCTTTTTCCCTCTGAACATCAATGGGTATTACTGGAACGTGTTCTGGAAATATATCTTCGATTTCTTTCTTTTCAACCTTTTCTTTATCAGTACTCATTTATAATATTTTATAAATAAATACTTTCCAGTATAAAAACCGCAGAGCACGGTATGAATCTGGTCATATCGTGCTCCGAAACCTTTTCTCCCTAATCTGGTGAGATAGGCAATTTAAATTTGCAGGAAACGTATAATGTCTTGATTTACGATTCCCGATTTCCTTCTTCCAAATGGAAAGATGAACTTAAAAATATAAATACTATATTTTTAATGAAGAAACCTCAACAAATTCATTATCTTTTGCAATAATTTTTCTTGAGTTCAACATTTCTTTTATTTTTGCAAGTGTTATTCCGTAGTGGAAAACTAATAATGGCGTGTCATCGTCTTCATTTTCAAACATTTTCTGATAATCACTATAGCCATTAGTATCATCTTCTGGTGGTGGAATTTCGTATGCTAAAGCATGAATTGTGTGATAACCATGCATATATTCTCTATCTACTGCTTCGTGCAGACAAAATAAATCAAATGTGCTGGTTTTTAAGTTATAAATTGAATTGATGAATTCTTCTGTTGGGGGCATTGCATTGTCGCAAGCAGGAGACATATCCCAACACCAACCTTCAATATCGATATTTGATGGGTCAAATGAAAAAATAAATTCAAACAACCCTTCGCCTTTTGCGTTATAACCAATTTTATTTACGTAAATTAGTTTTAACTTTTTATCGTCATTCTCCATATTATCTTTATTGATAAATACTGAGAATAATGAAACGTTTTATTGGTTCGATAATAATATACCATAATCCTCAAATATAACAATATCAACAATTTTGAGTGAAAACAAATACATTTTAATCCTGTTGGCAAGTCTTTTTCCCCAATAAATTTTAAGGAATTGAAAGAGAATTGATGTAGAGAATAATGATATGCTAAACACCGGAAATTGATATAAAATGAGGGCAAAAATAATTAGTATCCAAGATATTATTTCTGATACCTTTTTTCTACTAAAAAAGACGTGTAAATCGGCTTCACGTTCTTCAATAAGAAGTCTCCTGTATTCAAAATCCCTTTTTGCCTCTGCAAGTTTTACCAGTTCAGCATTTCGGTTTTTACCACGTGAGATTCTCAGTGTTGTGTATGTTCTATTAATATTTTTCATAAAGACTTATACGTAAAGAGAAAAAAAATGTTACAAAAAAACCGGACTTTTTTGCCCGGTTTTTATTTTTTTAAGTACCTAATCTACTTCTGCCTCTCGCAAAATCACTTGGTCCTCCAACCTCACTATGGTCTACTGGAATGTATTCCACAAAATTGTTTTTTCCAATCTTTAATTTACCCAAACCACTTGGGTCTGCTGCTGCTTGTTGTAGAATTACTAATTTATTTTCTGCTGGTGTTCTTGAGAGATATCTTTCAATACCACCTTCGAAATCAATTTTAAATGTTTTATTAAGCCAATGATTTAATTCGTGTGGCTCTTCAACAGATAGTGAAGGTAAAACTGCTTTTAAGTCTTTTTGTTTTTTTAATCTACCTTCTGCCCATTGAGATGCTTTACCCATCCAATCGGTAATACCTTCATCTACAACTTCATCTTTTTTTTTAGACACAACAGATTCATATAGACCAAACTGTTCGTCAATTATTTTATCGAGTCTTTTAAGTGTATCAGATTTTTTATCTTCGTTAAGACTTGCTTTTTTCAAACCAGCTTTAACTTCAAGACGTTCACGAATGTATTTTCTAATCTTTTTTTCTGATTCACTCATTGTAACATTAACAGTTTTATTCTGAGCATCGACATTTACATCAACTCCTGTTGTTGGAGCACCTGCAGGTTTAACTGTATCTACACCAAGTGTTTGTGAATCTGGGGCGAAACCGATTTCAGGCGTACCTTCATCGTCAATTTCTTCAGCACCGTCTTCCATTAATGCATTTGGTTGAACTTCAACACCTGCCGGGTCAACACCTTCTGCAGCAAATTTACTTAAATTAGCAGTACCAGCTTTACTTCCAAGTTGATTTTGAATAGTTGCTAAAATACTTCTAACATTAACTGGTTGTTTTCCGGCTTTTTCTAATCTTGTATTTAATGCAGCAATTTGTTTACCCAAACTTGCAGCAACGGTTTCAAGTTTTTTTATTTCCCCCGGTACTTCACCTGTATGATATGCTTGTTTTACGTCAGTAGCGTATTGTCCTACTGCTTGTCCTGCCTTTTGTGCAGCACCCGCAACAGCACCACCTACTTTTTGTGCAGCACCTGCAACAGCCTGTCCTGCCTTCTGAGCACCTGCTTTAATATCACCACCTACTTTTCCAAATGCTTGTTTCATACCGCCCCAAAGTTCATCAATTTGTGCAGCTTTATCTTCCTCACTTGCTTCACTTAATGAGTTAACCATTGGTTCTAATTGACTTGCGTATTCGTCATGTCCATAATCACCTTTTAATTTATCCATGATTTCCGGTGTGATAAACAATGCAACTGCTTTGAAATCGCCATCATTCTGACCTTCACCATGTGCGTTTGCATAGCCACTAACCAAGTTAGCCATTTCTTCTTCACCACATTCCATAATTGATTCTCTGGTATAGCCACGTGATTCTGCGTACATTCCAAAGCTACCACATTCTGAACATTTTGCTTCTTCAACTTCTTCAGGTTCGTCAACAGACATATCATCACCAACTTCAATATCTTCGATATCTTCATCAGGAACAACCTTTAAAATTTTATCTGCCATTGCTTTTCTGTCTTCAATTTCTACTTCATCAAACTTGTCTTTAAATGCAGTAAGAAATGAATTTACATATGATTTAACCTGTGCAGGTTCTAATTCTGTTTTTCTGATTTTATTTGTTAATTTACCGAGACCCTTTTCAATTTCGGTTGTGGTAAGGTCTTTTTCTTCTGCGGGTGCAGCATCGCCTTCTCCACCTTCTGGTTCTTCTTCGCCACCCATTTCTGCTGGCATTTCTTCTCCACCTTCTGGTTCTTCTTCGCCACCCATTTCTGCTGGCATTTCTTCTCCACCTTCTTCGCTACCCATGTCGGCAGGTAATTCTTCACCACCTTCGGGTGCAGGTTCATCAACAGGCATTTCTTCGCCACCCATTTCTGCTGGCATTTCTTCATCACCCATTGGTTCTCCACTAAAATCAGGTTCTGGTTCGGCAGGAACTTCAGTTGCAGCAGTTGCAGCTTCCAAGTCACCTACTTTACTTGCAGCCATTTCAATTTCTTCACCAGCTTTGTCTTCATGAAGTTTTTGTTTTTTACTGCCAGTTTTACTTGGTTTCAATGTGACTGCCTCATTAATAACTTGAAACAACATGTTTCTTTGTTTATCAGCTTCAGCCAATGATTTGTATTGGTGTTTTGTAATGTTTTCTAAACCACCTATATATGCGAAATCAGATACGTTTGGGTCTTGTTTTAAACCACCCTTTTTAACAAAATATTGGTGATTTTCTTTCACAATTCCATAAGCAACTCCATCTGCTGCTCTTTTGTAATCTATTAAAGTACCCAAATTACGAGTAGATTCTTTTATTGTGGGTTTCTTTACTTCTGCTAATTGCTGAAGCCTTTGGTAAAACGCTTCTTGTGAATTATGTTTCTTCATTTTTATATTTTTTTATGCCTATAATTTAGTTACATTTTTTTATAAATACTTAATTAAGAACAAAAAAATGGAAATGTTAAATTATTTCCCATTTTTCATTGATAATTTTATGTTTGACAAGCATTTCTTGAACTCTCGGTGTGATTAAATTCCTTCTACGAAAATCGTCAATTATCGACTGGTTCGCTTTTTTTTCTGAAACGTTCTCATTTAAAAACTTAGCGTTTTTATGAAGACTTTCAATAACAGAATAGAAAATCTTTTCCGCTTTCTTCTTTTCTACGAATTCATCTAATTGCTTGCGTGTAACGATTATTCTCTTCATGTTAAAAATTCATTTAAACTCAATTCTTTGGTTAAATAGTCGTTCTTGATTTCAACCATTCTACCAAGATACCCGGTATTCCTTAATATTTTAAATACGAGATTTTCTGTTGAAAATTCTCCACCCGTATCAAGTCCGGTTTGTCTATATTTTTTTATTTTATTTTTTAATGCCTCATGCCTTTTTATAAAGTCTTTTTGGGTAATGTGACTTTCCAAATCTTCAATAGCATTCATTAAGTCTGCTGCCTTCAACTGTACGTCTGCAGTATCAATGTTGACAATTTTTTTTGTTGGTTTTCTAAGCCATTCGTCTTTAATTAAAGAATATGTTCCAGATGAATGATGTGGTTCTGCG